AAGCGGTTCCTTCGTGCGATCAAGGATCGCCTCGCTGGCACTAGTAGTGCATACTCGAAGCTTCAGCAGGACTTCGCCCCTCAGGGCGGGTTCGACCAGAACTCCAGTGCATGGACTGCCAATGAGATCTACGTCTCGGCCGACAGCCGAGACTCTGGTGAGCCTTCTCCTACGGTCCGAGCTATCGGTATCCGTGGTCAGATCTACGGCTCCCGAGCTGACCTGATCATCATGGATGACTGTGTAGACATGGGCAACGCCAGTGAGTATGGCAAGCAGATTGACTGGATCCAGAACGAGATCGTCTCTCGACTGGCAGTCCCAGGAGGAAAGCTTCTCCTGGTCGGAACCCGACTTCAGCCGGTTGATCTCTACTCTGAGATCCAGAAGGCCGAGTATTACGCTGACGACGACAAGTCGCCATGGACCTACCTCACCCAGCCAGCAGTACTTGAATTCGCGGATGACCCGAAAGACTGGGTGACCCTGTGGCCACGTACCAACCGGCCACCCGTCTCCCTGGCAGCACGCAAGACCACCGTCGTCGGTGACGACGGACTGTATGACATGTGGCATGGACCCGCCCTGGCTAAGAAGCGCAGTAAGATGAGCCCTCGGAACTGGTCCATGGTCTACCAGCAGGACCAGGTGGTTGAGGACAGCATCTTCCCAGTGGCCAAGGTTGTCGGCTGCGTGGATGGCATGCGTTCCACTGGACCACTTGTAGGCGGTGCCCCAGGGCACCGGCAGCACGGCATGGAAGGCTGCTACATCATCGGCGGGTTCGACCCCGCTATGACTGGCCACAGTGCTTCTATCGTCATGGCAGTAGATCGCTACACCGGTACCCGATGGGTGATCGACGCATGGACGAAGAGCCACTGCAAGCCTGATGACATCTTCGACAAGATCAAGGAACTGACCGTCAGGTACCGGATCAACGAGTGGCGCATCGAGAAGAACGCGATGAACCTCATGGTGACCCAGAACCGGGATATCAAGCAGTTCCTCGGATCCCGTGGCTGCCTGCTGAAGGAGCACTTCACTGGCAAGAACAAGTGGGATGTGGACTTCGGCGTAGCTTCTATGTCGATGCTCTTCGATGCCCATGAGGTCGGACAGAACCTGATCCACCTGCCGAGCCGCTCAGGCTCGGAGGGAGTGAAGGCACTCATTGAGCAGCTCACCACCTGGTTCCCTGAGACCAAGGGCAAGACAGACCTTGTCATGGCTCTCTGGTTCGCGGAGATCCGTGCGAGGGAACTGGTCGATGAGAACGACACACAGTTCGCTCTGCCCAACCAGTACCAGTCCATGCGTGACCGCGAGAAGGTCACAACGATCGACCTCGACTACGCCGCTCAGGCGGCGATGGCCAGTGGGGATCGTGGCTGGTGGTAGCTTTCCTTCACCGCTGGCTCTTCGTGGACTTCTTCGTCCCCGTCTGGCCCAACATAGCGGCCAGCGCCCTATTGGCGCTGCACATCAAGAAGTCAAACCAGAAGCACATGAAATTCTACATCGGCGACAAACCAGGAGATGACGATGAAGGGCATTGACATTGCCTGGGCACGACCCGACACCACTGGCATTCTGGCCACTGGAGCCAAGTGGGTTGCCCGCTACTTCAGCGGAGACCCTACCAAGAACCTGACAGCTGACGAGGTCAAGGCCTATGTTGCCGCTGGCCTCGCAGTCGTGACTGTCTGGGAGTCCACCGCCAATCGTGCGGGTCAGGGCTTTGCTGCTGGTGCGAATGACGCCAAGGCAGCCATCGCGCAGCGGACGGCCGTAGGCCTTCCGTCTGATCATGTCATCTACTTCGCTGTCGACTTCGACGCTCAGTGGGCTGATGTCAAGGCGTACTTCGACGGCGTCTGCTCGGTCCTCAACAAGAGTCTTGTCGGCGTCTATGGCGGTTACAAGATCATGGTTGGTGCCGATGCTTACGGCATCGGTTTCCTCTGGCAGACCACCGCCTGGTCCAATGGGATCTGGTATGCCAAGGTTGACATCCGTCAGGTTGGCGGCACCGTCCTCAACGGTGGCGCTGATGTGGACGACGCAACCAGTGCAGACTTCGGCCAGTACCCCCAGCCTCCCACTTCTACTCCTACGGAGCCCTTTGTGATTTCCCCCGAAGACCGTCAGATCCTGGTCAACGACATGATGTACTGGCTTGCTGCTGCGTTCACTGGCACCTACCCTGGCGACCCCAACAAGCTGCCCGCTGTGGACAAGGCGTCCATTGACACCATCCACGCCGTCATCAAGAGCATGCAGAAGTAAGGAACAAGATGGCCCTTACCGCCAACCAGGTAGCGGACAAGGTCACCAAGCTCCGCTTCGTGTCGCGGGCAAGGGACCAGCGCAACAAGGACGTCCGTGACATCCGATCGGGCGATGTGGACACGATCATGCCAGGGGCTATGCCCGACTCCTGGCCCAAGCCCATTGTGGCCAACATGATCGACACGACCGCCAGGGACATCGCTGAGACGATGGGCGTCATGCCCTCGATCAACTGCACCTCTGGTGTCATCACCTCAGTCGCTGCCAAGAAGTTCTCAGCGAAGCGGACGAAGATGGCCCACTTCTGGACCACTCAGTCCCGTCTCCCCTCCGGCAAGCAGGTGGAGTTCTGCGATGCCTACAACTCCTACGGCATGGGCATCTACTGCGTAGAGCCCGACTTTGAGAACATGATGCCGGTCATCAGGGTTGAGAACCCGATCGGCGTCTATCCTGAGTTCGACCTGTTTGGTAGGCTCAAGTCCTATACGAAGGTCTGGTATGAGGAGGCGATCACTCTCGTCGCCAAGTATCCCTTCCTCCGGAAGGTGTTCGTTGGCAACAATGGATCTGGAGACAACTCGTGGGCTTCGCGTGAGATCGAGATCGCGAAGTACATAGACTCCGACCAGATCATCATGTACCTCCCGTCGCACAGCGACACAGTCATTACCCAGATGGACAACCCTATGGGCAAGGTCACCATCTCTATTGGTGTCCGTCCTGGCTTCGACCGTGAGATTCGAGGAGCTTTCGATGATGCCGTGTGGGTCCAGTTGGCGAAGGGCCGTATGGCCCTCTTGGGTCTGGAAGCCACTGAGAAGGCGGTTCGTTCTCCTCTAGCTGTTCCTCGTGATGTTCAGCGCATGACCTTTGGTGATGACGCGATCATCCGTACTGACAGTCCCGACAAGATCAAGTACATCAACAGGGACATGCCTCAGTTCGCATTCCAGCAGGAACAGATTCATGAGCAGGAGCTCATGAAGGCAACCCGCTACAACGATGCACGCTCTGGCAACATCGACGCCAACATCATCACCGGCAAGGGCGTCCAGGCCCTCATGGGCAGCTTCAACATGGTCATCACCACTGGCCAGCAGGTAGCCTCTGAGGCTCTCCGCTGCGCCATTGAGATGGCGTTCGATATGGACGAGAAGCTCTGGCCGAACGTGAAGAAGACCATCCGTGGGATGGTCAACGGCACTCCGTTCGAGGAGGAATATGTTCCGTCGAAAGACATCAAGGGAGTCCACACCGTTGATGTCACCTACGGATTTGCGGCTGGCCAGGATCCTGCACGCGCGATTGTCGCGCTTCTCCAGCTGCGAGGGGATCAGCTGGTTTCCAGAGACTTTGTTCAGCGACAGCTTCCTATGGACATCGACATTGTGCAACTGCAAACCCAGATCGACAACGAGCAGATAAGCGACTCCATCAAGCAGGGCCTGATGGCCTACGTCCAGCAGCTGGGCATCATGGCCAGTCAGGGGCAGGACCCTACGGTCCTGCTCAGGGAAGTGGCTGAAGTCATCAAGCTGCGCGAGAAGGGCCTGCCCCTGCACGAGGCAGTCCTTCAGGCCATGACTCCGAAGGCCGCACCAGCAGCCCCAGGACAGGCACCAGGAGGCCCGCCAGGGGCTCCGCAGGGGCCAGGTGGACCAGGAGCCCTACCGCCAGGTTTCGAGCAGTCAGGGCTGCCTCAGGGCGTTGCGCCTGGCCATGCTGGAGCAAGTCCTGGCGGTCGTCCAGACCTCATGAATCTACTGGCAGGGATGTCTTCGAGCGGCGGTCCTAATATGTCAGCCACCATCGCTCGCAGAGGACCCGCAGGATGAGTGTTTCGTACACGCCGACTTATGTCGGCGGCATCTGTGAAAGCTGCCATACTGGCGAGTTGTACCAGTACGGTGAGGATCCGCGTGACCAGCTTCGCTGTGGTCGATGCGGTGAACTAGAAGTCAAGTCCGTACCGGACGAAGTGATCAACGCCGAGGCCAAGCCTCGCACCAACCGAAGGAAGACAGCCTAATGGCTTTTGAAAACAGCTCGGGCTCCAACACTGCCTCCGGTAGTGCGGTCGGCCCCGATGGACAGTTCCAGGACCAGCAGGGTCTGGTGTCGGGCATGTTCCCGAATCACGCCCCTGAGGGCGTGTGGAAGAGTGAGAAGGGCATGATGATGCAGCCCTATGAGGCTGACGCTCTTGAGTCCACCTCGCAGACTGGTGCCTCTCGTGCACACAGCCCGTCGCCTTCCATTGCCCCGAACAGCACTATCCAGGTCAATACCCCGCTCACTGGTGGTGGCGGGACTTTCGCCAAGTAAGGAAGAACATGGATGAAGACCTTGAGGTTCAGTATGAACTCCGGCCCCATCGCTATGACAAGTGGTCCGTCATCGGACTGGGCTTCAACTTCGCATCCAACTTCTTCGATGGTGTGAGCGGTGCCTTGAGCACCGCATCCATCATGGTTCTTCAGCATCACATGCAGCTGGACGTGGACAAGCGCTTCAAGGAGATAGTCAATGGCAGCTAACCAGGTATCGGGCCCAGGCCCGCTGTCCAAGCGGACTGACATCGGCGACGTTCAGAAGGTGCAGGATCTGCCCAATGCCGACTATGGAGAACAGCAGGCCTACCAGGCTCAGCAGGCTGGTGCGCCTCTGGCGGCAGACTCCGGCCAGGCACCGCCTGGATCCGGAGGGGGAAACCCAGGAGCAAACGTTACTCCAATGGGTGCGCCTACTCAGCGACCAGGAGAGCCCGTCACCGCAGGAGCGAACAGCGGGGCAGGGCCTGACATGTCATCCCTTGGACTTCCTAACCAGTCGAGCCAGGATGTGAAGAACCTTCAGGGATATCTGCCGGTTCTCCAGTTCATGGCCAATCAGCCCAACGCCTCATGGGCGTTGCGCAACATGATCCGACAGGTGAAGGCGAGTTCGACCACATGACCCCCATGCCTGCCTACCTCTATCCTGGCCAGTGGGCGGACCAGCTCGGTTCGCTTGCTTCGCTCACGTTCAACTCGCCTCGGGTTGCTCATGATCTGGCCTCGATCCCGATGTCGCCCAATGCCCAGAATGCCATATCGTCCAGCGTCCTGGGCAGTCAGCTTCCGCCATACAGTCAGTAAGAGGTGACCATGTCCAGTCCTACCGGTGAGTTCAATGTCGGAGACACTACTGCTCCGACTGTAGCCCCGATGGCTGGACAGGGTGGCACGGGCTCTGACCCGAAGCAGCTTGCTGCTACCTATCAGGCCCAGATGCAGCAGGCCATCCAGAACAAGGCTGCGCCTCAGGCCAACAACGGTACTGACTGGCTGGCCAAGCCCATCGAATGGGCTGGCGCTAAGATGTACTCCGTCTACAGCAAGTACATCAGTCGTCCTGTGACGACTGCCCTTCTGGCGACTGGTGACCTTCAGGCCAACGGCCAGGGTTCCGTCTTCTCCGGCGATACGTGGGACCGTGCGTACAGGGATGCCAAGAACGTCAGCCCTGGCCAGGTTCTCTACGCGAACTTCATCAAGGACCCTACGGGCAACGAGAAGTTCGAGACTGGTATCAACAGGGACGGCACCCTGATCTGGGATCACCCGGACCAGGTCAAGGCCTACTACGATCACGGTATCCAGCAGTGGACTTCCGGCGGTCTTGACGCCGGTTTCTCCTGGTTCGCGGACCCTCTGGTCCTCGCTGGCAAGGGGCTCAAGGTAGCCAAGGACGTCTCCTACGTTCGTCCTGCTGTAGATACGGCCAACCCAACACTGTTCGGGAAGGTCGCCAGTGTAACTGGTGTCAGTGGTCTCGCGAAGAGTGGAACCGACGCCCTTGGCAACAAGGTGATTGGCGCTGTCGGTAACCTCAAGGGTTCCAGTCTCGATCAGGTCAAGGCAGCCCAGGATGCATGGACTAGCCGCATTGCTGGTAACAACATTGACAGGAACCTCAACAGCTCAACCTTCACCAAGTTCGGTGACTACATCGAGTCGAATAAGGCGAAGCTCGCTGACCAGTTCCCCGCTTGGGCCACTGGTCAGAAGTGGGCACTGTCTGGTGGAAACGCAAGCGGCATCGCCGCTGCTCTCTACCACGCTACTGACAGGACCCAGATTGACGAGGTTCTGAAGACTGCCATGGGTGACCAGTCGACCATCAGTCGACTCACCCAGGAAGCTCCTGAGCTGAAGGCTGAGCTTGAGGGCTACGTCTCCCAGCGCAACACCATGTACTCGAACCTCCCCAAGTTCCCTGACCCGAACTCACCAGCTGCCCAGCAGCTGGCTCAGCAGATCGCCAGTCACACCAAGCAGATCAATGACATTGAGGCTGCTACTGGTCACATCAGTCGTGCTCTTGACGCTGCTGACCAGATGAAGCACGGCATGTTCTTCACTCCTGGCGTTACTCCTGCCATGGCAAAGCTTGGCCAGCAGGCCAGCACTGCCTATGCCAGTGCTCCAATGAGTCTGCTGTACTCGAACTTCTTTGTTCGTCCTGTACGCATGGTGAACCGGCTCGACAATCTTTGGAACAATGTCAAGCCCAAGGGTTGGGTCGCACTCGATGACCCGAACTCGTACCGTGAGGTTGACGCTCAGATCCGCGAGTCAGGCATGTACGGAGACATTGAGCGCAGCAAGCTTGTGTCCGACTACATCGCGGCCCCGAATGAGGGCAAACGGAACTTCCTGTACGACCTTGAATCCAAGACCCTTGGTCGTATGGCTGCTGAGCACGGCGTCACCGAGGACGCCGCCAAGAAGATCTACTCTGTCTTCAGCAAGGGCCGTGCCAACTACATCAGTGGTGCCAACATCTACGGTGGCTCCAGGATCCAGACCTCACTCGGCACCGACCTGAACGTCAGCCATATTGAGGATGATGGAAACATCATCGCCACTCACCCTGTCTTCGCCACCCAGCTTGAGAACAACCATCCGATGATGGACTTCTCGAAGATGAAGAATCTTCTGAAGTACAACGGTGGAGCATTCAACAAGCTGCTTGCCGAGGGCAACTCCATTGAGCAGGCTGGCAACCTTGTCACTCAGGGTGCAAGGCCTGGGCTTCTGGCCCAGGGCGCTAGCCAGAAGTTCAATGACTTCACCGATCTGTTCAACCACCTCTGGAAGTTCCAGGCTCACCTTCGCCTGGGCTATGGGCCCAGGGCTCTGAGCGATGACTTCCTTGGCCAGGTTGCAACCCTTGGTGCTTACACCAAGGCAGAGCAGGTCGCCAAGGGTTTCGCTGGTCAGGTCATCCGGCGGATCCACAACCCCATCAACTCGATGCTGTATGACTACACTGGGGCTGAGGCTCACAACATCAGCCTAAACTCAGCAATGAGCCAGCTTGAGGATGACCTCCTTCAGGCCAGGACCACCAAGCAGAACATCGCTGCCTATGTGCCTCAGTCTGGCAAGGCTGCTGCGAGGCAGCAGCAGATGCTTGTTGGGCACCAGCAGAAGATAGATCTTCTTCAGACTCAGCTCGATGGTGCCAAGCTTGCCAGTGCCCAGTTCAACAACATGAGCAGGAAGCTCATGGACAAGCAGATCATCACCCCTGGCGGCCAGGTTATCTCTGGTGCCGGAGAAGGGGCCAGAGGGCGACTGTTCGCCGACCTGGCATCTGGTCGCTCCACGATTGACTCCGCCTATGGCGGAACCGCCAGTCACCTTCAGGGTCAGATCCGTGGAAACGCTGGCTGGACTACTGTCCACCCCGGCGAAGAGGGTCACCTTGGTGGCTGGCTCCGTGTGGTTCAGCGGCAGATCGCCAACGATCCTGCTGGCATGCTGGCGGTCAAGGGGCAGACTCCTGAGCAGATTGCCAACTGGCTGAATGGCCAGGGCCGCAGCTATTTCAAGTCCCTGACAATCAACAACATGACCACCAGGGAGATGGCCGACCGCATCCACAGTGAGGTCAACTACCAGCTTCCCGACTCCTCTCCGGAGTTCAAAGAACTGCGTCAGGCGGTGGTCGATGGCAAAGATGACACCACCATCGGCAAGCTCATGGCAGCAACCCAGCAGGCTGGCCGTCCTGAGGTGAACGCAGAGCGTTCAGCTTACGGAATGGGCAAGGGCTCGACCATCCAGATGATCGATGACAAGATCAGCAAGTGGTACCACGTCATGGCTGAGAAGCCTGCCAATGTCCTGTCGAAGAACCCTGTGTTCGCGACCCTCTACAAGGGTCATGTCCAGGACGCCATTGGCACCGCTCAGACTCAGGGAATTACGCACTTCGCGCCTGAGCACCTTGAGCAGATCGAAGAGAACGCAAGGAAGCTGGCACTGGCTGACGTCAAGAAGCTCACGTACAACATGGACTTCGAGACCAAGATCACCCATGCCAACCGCTTCATTGCGCCGTTCTTCGGTCCTATGCAGGAAGCGTTCAACCGCTGGGCGAGGATCCTGTCCGACAAGCCAGCGACTCTGGCCCATGCGGGCCAGATCTACACCAGTCCTGGTCGCATCGGACATGCCTACACCTACAATGGTGATCCCATTGTTGATGGCTACACGATCGACCCCGCTACTGGCAAGAAGGTCCTTGTCGACAAGAGCGATACCTACATCAGGTTCCAGCTTCCTGGCGCTGTCAGGGATGCCTTTGGTCTGGGCGCTACTCCGGTAGCGCAGATCCCGCTGAACTCTCTGAACATCGCCATGCAGAATAGCCCGTGGTACAACCCTGGCGAGGGCCCGATTGTTCAGATGGCAGCCAACCACTTCGCAGTGAAGGCTGACCCAAGGGTCGGTGACTTCTTCCAGAAGATCGGCGTCCTGCCCCAGGGGATCACAGCTCATGACACCGACGCCCTATGGGGCGGCGTTCTCCGCACCATCAACAAGGCCAACGATGACGGCACTGCCCAGCAGATGACGTTGCAGGCTTTGCAGCAGCAGCAGTACATGTACAGCAATGGGCTCAGGACTGCACCTCCCAGTCTCGCTGAAGCCAAGAAGAGCGCAGAGAATTCTGTGATGCTCAAAGCCTGGTTCTCCGGAACCACGGTGCTGCCTTTCGGTGTCAGCTTCCAGGATCCTTACCAGTTCTTCAGGGATCAGTACAGGACCATGAGGGCTGCTGACCCGAAGAACGCTGACGCCAACTTCTACGCGAAGTACGGCGACTCCGCTTACGCCTTCACTAGTTCGTTGAGCAAGAACAACATCCCTGGCGTCCCAGCCACTCAGGCTGGGCAGAGGCTGGCAACCCAGTTCAAGTCCCTGATCGATGCCGATCCGGAACTTGCTGGTGTCATCATCGGAGACCAGGGTGGTGGAGACTACAGCCAGACTGCTTACATGCAGCAGGTCATCTCGGGCCAGCGAACCAAGCTGTCCGCAAAGGATGCCTTTGCCCAGGGCCAGGCCAACACTGGCTGGCAGCAGTACACCTCGTACATGAACGGTATCAATGCCCAGCTGTTCCAGCGTGGACTCCAGACCCTGAACGACAAGGGAGCTGAAGACCTGCTGGCGCAGAAGCGGGCACTGGTCACGGTTCTCAGTCATCCTTACCAGGCTGACGGAGTCACCAAGAACCCGTACTACAACGAGGCATGGACCCAGGCGTACAACACGACTGATCCTTCGAAGGACGACCGCAGGGCTATCGCCCTGGCGGACATAGCCACAGCCAAGGAATTGCAGAACCGGCCTGACATCCAGGCTCTTCAGCAGTACCTGAATCTGCGAGGCACAGTAAAGGCCGAGCTTGCGGCTCGGGCCGGTGACACTCACAGTTACAACTTCAGGTCAGCTCAGTCTGCGACTGCTGGAACCAGCATCAACGACAAGAGCAATGATGATCTGAAGGCTCAGTTCCAGAATGGAGTCATGCAGTTGATTGAAGGCAACACGTACTTCCAGACACTGCATGACAAGTACCTGAGCAAGGACATGTTCGACCACTATGACGGTACGGGCATAACGAATCCAGTGACAGGGGAGGCTCACAGTAGTGTCTAGTCCAGTTGGACCGGGAACGCCAACCCTTAGTGGCGCAGTAAGCGCCACCGCTGGATCCTCTTCCTCTGGGGCTGGTGGTGCCTACTTCGGTGTAGGCAAGGAAACTCTCAACGGTGGCTTGGGTCATACGCACGATGCTCCAACGTATGGTCCGTATGACCCAAGCGCTGTTGTCCCTTATGCTGGGGATCTTGGAGCGGGAGCCAACGGGCTCCCTATCCTCATCAATATCAATGCCGCAGCGGGCATGTACTACCAATGGAGCGCTGACCAGCAGAACGCTTTCCGAGCGAAGGTGTCCCTGCTGGACAGTCAGTACCTGACTGCCAATGATCAGTCCCTTGCTAACGAGTGGGCGTCCCTGGTCAACCAGTCTGCCACCTATCACTCCAACGGCACAAACCTGACGCCTTGGGATATCCTGGCCAAGGACATCGCAAGCAACAACGGAGGCAAGGGCAAGGGCGGTCAGACGATCGACAAGACGATCAGTACGACCCAGCTTACTTCGGCTCCAGACAGCAATGCCATCTTCCAATCAGCAGCCCAGGCTCTGATTGGTCGTGCTCCTACTGCCGATGAGATGAAGGCATTCCAGTCTAGCCTCAATGCACAGGAGCGAGCCAATCCTGTTGTTCAGCAGAAGGAACTGACGTACTCCCCTCAGGGATACGTCACTGACACCAACGTTCTGAAGAGCTCTGGTGGCGAGACTGATGCCGCCAGGCAGAACCTGGCCATGCAGTCTCTCAGGGAAACTCCTGAGTATGCCAACTATCAGGCGAGTACGACTTACATGGGAGCTCTTCAGGAGCTCCTGTCCGGAGGGAAGGTCTAGCATCCATGGCTTCAGCAGCTGACATCCTCGGATACGGACAGCAGTACGTTGGCACTCCGTATGTCTGGGGCGGTAACTCTCTCTCCTCCGGCGTCGACTGCTCAGGTCTGGTTCAGCAGGTCTTCAAGAACTTCGGCATCAGCCTTCCTCGCACAACCTACGATCAGATCGGCCAGGGAACTGCGGTTGACTCCGGTCACCTCCAGCCGGGCGACCTGGTGTTCTTCTCTGCTGGAGCTGGTGGCAAGTCTCCTGACCATGTTGCCATCTACATGGGCAACGGCAAGATGCTTGAGGCTCCTCGCCCTGGTGAGGCTGTCAGGGTCACCAGCATGGACCAGGACTACTACATGTCCAGGTTCGTTGGAGCACGCCGCATCAGCGGCGTGGATCAGGGTTCTGCTACTGGCAACTACCAGTTCACCAACGGCAACAGTGTCGCTGCCAAACTGGATCCTCAGGAGCTGGCCGCGCAGTACGGCTGGTCCTACTCGTTCCTTCAGTCCAACCCCGACCTGAAGAAGACGTTCACTGAGGCTGTCGCTGGCAACTGGTCAAGCGACAAGTTCAAGGCTCAGCTCATAACCACCAATTGGTGGAAAGAGAATTCGGATTCAGCTAAGCAGGCACAGTTCCAGAAGATCACTGACCCTGCCACATACAATGCGAACCTGATGGCCATGACCACTTCCATCCAGCAGAAGGCTGGGGAAATGGGAGCGGCTATCCCCCAGGGCAAGCTTGGGCAGATTGCTGAGACTGCACTGAAGACCAACATGACTGATGCTCAGATCCAGAACATGCTTGGCAGCTATGTCAACTTCACCAAGGACGGCACCCTTGGGGGTGCCGCTGGAGCCTTTCAGCATGTGATCACCCAGTACGCCAGAAGTCAGGGTGTGACCCTGTCGGACCAGGCGATCAAGAATCAGGCAGCTCTGATAGCCCGTGGCCTGTCCACTCAGGATGATGCCATGGAGCAGGTTCGCCAGACTGCTATCAGTTCGTTCCCTGCCTATGCTGACCAGATCAATGGCGGGGCCACCATGCAGGACATCGCCAATCCTTACAGCCAGGTGGCAAGCAGGCTGCTTGAGCAGCCTGACAGTCAGTTCAGTGTCAACAACCCGATGATCCGAAGTGCACTCAACAAGGTCAATGCAGACGGTCAGCCTGCCGGACAGACTCTTGGAGATTTCGAAGCAGCGCTGAAGCAGTCACCTCAGTGGCTTCAGTCCAACAACGCACGTGACAGTCTGCTCGGTGTCGGAAACTCGGTGCTTAGACAGATGGGGCTGATCCAGTGAGCGTTTACATTCCGCCACAGTATAAGGCTCTGATTCAGCAGGCTGCCGCTTCTATCGGCATCCCTGTCGACGTCGTGGCTGAGCAGATAGCTGAAGAGTCTTCATGGAATCCCAGGGCTGTGAGCCCTGCTGGGGCTCAGGGCCTGGCTCAGTTCATGCCAGGGACATGGAGCAGCTACAGCTCAGGTGACCCGTTCGATCCCGTGGCTGCCATCTCCGCTTACACCAGGTACATGAGTGATCTGATGAAGCAGGAAGGTGGCAGCATTCGAAAGGCACTCGCTGCCTACAATGCTGGTCCTGGAAATCTCGGAGCCGGTTACGGCTACGCGGACAGCATCATGTCAAAGTCAGGTCATAGCAGTTCTACGACCGGCACGCCTTCTACATCTGGTGGTGGTACTACGACTACGCCAACACCAGCAGCCATAGACCCTGCCACTCTAGCTGAGCAGTACGGCTTCACCTCTGCATTCCTGAACGCCAACCCTGAGCTGAAGAAGATCTTCAACCAGGCAGTCACCGGTCAGTGGAGTACGGACAAGTTCAAGGCAACGCTGATGACCACCAACTGGTGGAAGACTCACGATGCCAGCGAACGAACCTACCTCACCACCATGGCCACGGATCCTGCCCAGGCCAAGCAGCAGCTCACACAGGCTCAGGTCCACGCATCCCAGCTGCTTGTCAGTCTCGGTGTCAACCCTGCGGCTAACGCCGCATTGGCATCATCCATGGCCTACAACATCGCAGCCAAGGGCTGGACTGACGATCAGGTCCGCTACTACGCTGGCAGCTTTTCGAAGCTGACCAACGGCAGGATGGCCGGAGACGCAGAGACGCAGTACAGCAACGGACTCCAGTACGCCTACTCGATGGGTGTCAAGATGTCTGACAGCTGGTATCAGAACCAGGTGCAGATGATCGAGAAGGGTGTCTCCACCTTCGCAGACATGCAGGCTGGCATCAGGTCCCAGGCCAAGTCCCAGTACTCGCAGTTCGCCACGCAGATCGACGGTGGTCAGACTGTGCAGGATCTGGCGTCGCCTTACATCCAGCAGATGGGTTCGATCCTTGAGGTCAACCCGAATGCTCTCAGCACCTTCGACCCGACCATCTCCAAGGCCCTCAGCTACAAGGATCCGAAGACCGGAGTGACAGGGGCCCAGCCCCTGTGGGACTTCGAGAACACGCTCCGAGCTGACCCGAGATGGCAGCAGACAAACAATGCACGTGACAGCATGTACCAGGTTGCCCATACCGTTCTAGCCCAGTTTGGCAAGGTGTTCTGATGAGTACTCCGATCGCCACCAATCCTGGTAGTACGTACACCTCACCTGGCGCTGGACACGGAAGCATTGGTGTCGGCTCTGGTGTCACCAGTGGCAGTACTGATCCTGCCACTCTTCTCACTGGTGCAAACAGGGATGCCTATGCGTCCCTCAAGGCCCTGTTCGACAGCTATGGTCTTGGAAGTCTGGCACCGACAATCCTCGGTTACGTTCAGCAGGGTTACGCTGCGGACACAATCTCTGTTCTACTCCAGAATACTGATGCGTACAAGCAGAGGTTCGCAGGCAATGCCATCCGCCAGAAGAACGGTCTTGCTGTTCTCTCTCCGGCTGACTACCTTGCCACAGAGGATGCCTACAGGCAGACGATGCGTACTGCCGGTCTCCCGACCGGCTTCTACGACTCAGCTCAGGACTTCACCAACTTCATCGGCCAGGACGTCAGTCCTGCTGAGATGAACAGTCGAGTCCAGATGGCAAGTCAGGCCACTGTCACTGCTTCACCTGAGTACACTCAGGCGCTCAGTCAGATGGGACTGAGCAAGGGCGACATGGCTGCCTACTTCCTTGATCCTCAGAAGGCTGTGCCTCTGCTCCAGCAGCAGGCCGCTACTGCGGCCATTGGCTCTGAGGCCTTGAGCCGTGGGCTTGGCTTCGACCAAGGTTACGCAACCAGGCTCGCTCAGGCTGGCTACAGCCAGCAGCAGGCAGCTCAGGGTTACAGCCAGATCGCTCAGGAGTTCAACCAGTTCCGTCAGACTGCACAGCAGTTCGGTCAGAATTATACCTACGGCCAGGAAGAGCAGGCTGTCTTCCAGCCTGGTGCTGGCACTGCCGGTTCTGGTGGTGACCTGAACTCAGCACAGTTCCAGCAGCGTCTGGCATCTTGGCAGCGAGCCAATGTCTCAGGCAATGTCGGTGGCTCTCAGGGTGGTCTCGCCCGTCATGGTGGAGGACAGCTCGTATAGCACAACACCAGCGCTAAGGCGCTGGTCACTGGAATAAGATGCAATGGTGTGTCGTCCGCTCTGGAAGCGGAAGGTGGCTGGTTCGATCCCAGCATTCCAGACGGCTCCGAAAGGAGAGGACGAAAGTCCACGGTCGCCCATGGCCGTATGACACATGGGCAATAGCGGGGTAGAGAAGTCTGGTATCTCACCGGCCTCATAAGCCGTCAGTCGCAGGTTCGAATCCTGTCCCCGCTACTCTCTGAAGGATCGACCGGCCCCATTCAGAGTAATCTTGACCGGTAGAGTGAGCTTGCGATTGTTCTCCCCAGGACAAGAAGCATGGCATTCGATTAACGAAATACAACTGGGAGTACAAATGAATGACAACTGGTCCTTCGAGGGCATGGACGAAGACGTCAACAGCCAGGCTAACACCAATAAGGGCCTGCGAGGTTGGGCGGAGAGCGTCCAGAAGAACAACGCCGAGCTTCAGAAGCAGCTTGCAGACGTGCAGAAGCAGCTTGCAGCTCAGCGAGTGTCGTCCGTATTCGAAGACCTTGGCGTTCCTCGAAGTGCAGCTGCGCTGTACCAGGGTGACGCTGACCCGGAGGCAATCAAGTCTTGGGTCACCAACGTTCGATCTGCCTTCGGAATCGCAGATGCTCCGCTAAGTGAGACCACCGATGTGGTTGACCAGACTCCAGTGCTCACGCCTGGACAGCAGAACCTCTTCAAGCAGCTCAACGATGCGGGCGGCGATGGCCGCCCGTCTACTGGGATTGAAGACTTTCAGCGCAATGTCAACCAGGCTGGCTCCGTGCAGGATCTGATTGCGAACTTCCAAAACCTTCGCTAATCACCTACCAAGGATTCTCTAAATGGCTAATGCCTTCACTGGCACAGCTGCAATGGCGAACCTTGTCCAGACCACTTACGACCGTGCTCTTGAGTTCGCCCTGCGTGCTCAGCCCATGTTCCGTATGGTCGCGGACAAGCGTCCCGTCCAGCAGGCTATGCCCGGTTCCTCTGTCGTGTTCGAGCTGTACGCCGACCTGGCCCAGCAGATCACTCCGCTCAACGAGCTGGTTGACCCGGACGCTGTCGCGGCCGGTAACCCCACCACCGTCTCCGTCACTCTGAACGAGTACGGTAACGCGATCCTCGTTTCCAACAAGCTGGACCTGTTCAGCTTCACCGACGTGACCGCCGGTCTCGTCAACCAGGTGGCCTGGAACCTTGTCGACTCGATCGACCTGGTTGTCCAGAACGTCCTGGCGGCTGGTACCCAGACCATCCGTCGTAACGGTTCTGCTTCGGCAGCCGCTCAGGCGGTGCCGCTGTACAACACCGGTACCTTTGCCGGTGTCCAGCCGTTCGACTTCTACGGTTCTGACATCGCCCGTATGGGTGTTGCCAAGCTCCGCGCTCAGTTCGTTCACCCGAACAAGGGCACCAGCTACACCCGTTACATTCACCCCGAGGTCAGCCTTGACCTGCGGTCTGAGACGGGTAACAACGGTTGGCGCATCCCGATGTCGTACAGCTCTGCTGACAACATCTGGGCTGGCGAGATCGGCGAGTACGAAGGCGCTGTGTTCATCGAGACCCCTCGGTGCATCAACACCCTGAACGCCGGTACCACTCCGACCCGCGTGTTCAACACCTACCTGATGGGTCAGCAGGCCCTGGCGGAGGCGTGCGCTGAGGAGTTCCACACCATCCGTGGTCCGGTCGTTGACAAGCTGACCCGATTCCAGCCCCTTGGTTGGTACGGCGTTGCTGGTTGGTCTCTGTACCGCCCGCAGGCGCTCATCCTGGAGCAGACCACCAGCTCCATCCACAGCACTACCTGATAGCAGTTGGGGCCCCTACGGGGGCCCCTCTGTTGGACTAGCAAAGGAAACCAATGTCTGGACTTGACAACACATCGTGGACTGTGCGAGCGGTCACTGGCAATACCACGCTCACCAACAACGACTACCTTCTCCTGGTTTCTCCGGGGTCGGCTACTGTCGTCATCACTCTCCCCGATGCCACCACCATCCA